AAGATAGAATACCTTGCAGCAACAGGCTGTAAGTTTATTTACTTAGACCACATTACTATTGCAGTCAGTGAAGTTGACGGTGATATTAATAGAGGTATGGATCGAGTCATGTCAGACTTACTTAAGCTATGTAAGAAGTTTGATGTATGGGTTGGCGTAGTATCTCATTTAAGAAAGACAGGCATAGGCTCTATCTCTTATGAGGAAGGTGCTGATGTTACAGAGGATAGTCTTAAAGGTTCTGGCTCACTTAAGCAGATAGCCTTTCAGATTATAGCGTTCTCTAGAAATAAATATGCTGAAACAGAAGACGAAAGAAACCAAGTTAAGCTAAGTGTTCTTAAGAATAGATTCACAGGCAAGACAGGTTACGCAGGCTCTGCTAAGTATAATGAAACAACAGGTAGATTATCTAATGTTCAAGCAAGAGCAGACGAGTTTACTATTGAGTAATAAATAATAATAATAAGGAGGTAATATGAAATACATATTCGATGTAGAAGCAAACGGCTTGCTTAATCAAGCTGATAAGATATGGTGTATAACATTATATAGCCTAAAAAAGAGTAAGACAGAAACATTTACAGACGAACTCGATACACATCGTTCTATAAGTGCTGCATTAAATATAATGGCAGGAGCAGAAATGCTTATCGGTCATAACATTTATGCTTACGATTTTCCTTTACTAGAAAAAGTTAAGGGCTGGAAATACAGCGGTAGAATTTTAGATACCCTACTGTTATCACAGCTACTTAACTTTGATAGAGGAGGTCACGGTCTCGCTCAATGGGGGGAAAGGTTTGGAGTACCTAAACCTAAACAAGAACAATGGGAGTTCTTTGAGAAGTCAATGATACACCGTTGTCAAGAAGATGTAGAGATAAACAAAAGAGTATATGTGAGGTTGAAACAAGAGTTCCAAGTGTCTAAGATACCCGGTAGTGTTGTTAAGATTGAACAAGAAGTAGCTAGGATTAGCGCTGAACAGGTTAAGAATGGTTGGCTAATGGACATTAAGTTAGCAGAAGAATACTTTGATTACTTATCTAGTGAGTTAGAAAGATTAGCAGGTAAGATAGAACCACTATTACCTATGGCTATGAAACGACTTGATCCAATAGGTAAAACAATAATACCTAAGTACACTAAGAAAGGAGAGCTACACGCTCATCTAAAGAAATACTGGGAAGAATATGACTTTGGTTATATGAATCGTGAAGGTAAATTAGGCGGTGAATACTCTCGTATTACATTCATCAAGCCTACAATGACACAACACGCTTTAATAAAAGACTTCTTACTTAAACAAGGATGGAAGCCTACCACATGGAATAGTAAAGTAGAAGACGGCAAGACAGTAAGAACCTCACCTAAGTTAACTGAAGATAGCTTTGATTCTATTGAGGGAACTATAGGACAGGACTTAGCAATGCACATGGTATACAGCCACAGAAGAAACGCACTCAAGTCTGTTAAAGGAAACACAGGCTGGTTAAACACAGTAAGACCAGACAACAGATTAGAATGTATACCCATGACATTAGGTGCTGCAACAGGTCGTATGCGTCATCGTAATTTAGTTAATGTACCGTCTGTTAATGCTACATTCGGTAAAGAACTAAGACGATTATTTATAGCACCACCTAATAAAGTACTAGTAGGTTGTGACTTAGCCTCAGCACAATTAAGATTACTCGCTGCAGCTATGGGAGACCCTGACTATAACAAGACTGTTATTGACGGAACAGAGGAAGAAGGTACTGATATACACTCTGTTAACGCAAGAATAGCAGGACTAGCCAATAGAAAGCTAGCTAAAACATTTATATATGGTTTCTTATTCGGAGCAGGCGACCAGAAAACTGCTGGTGATTTAAGCATAAGCACAAGTGATGCTAAGGAATTAAAAGCTAAGTTCCTTAGAGGACTACCCGCACTAGGTAGCTTGAAAGATAAACTAGAAAATCAATTCGATCGTAGCGGAAACAAATTTATTATCGCTCAAGACGGTAGAAAGATACTAGTAAATAGTAAACACAAGGTACTTAATTACTTGTTGCAAGGTAACGAAGCAATTCTTACAAAGAACTGGATGGTGTTATCAGATAAGAGAATAAAAGAAGAAGAAATAGATTGCAAGCTATTAACCGTAATGCATGACGAACAAAACTTTGAATGTAATCCCCTACACGCAGAAAAACTAGCTATAATTCTGGAAGAGTCTGCTACACAAGCAGGCGAGCTACTGGGATTCAAATGTAGAATGGATGGTTCCAGTAAAATAGGAGAGAACTGGTTAGACATTCACTAGGAGACAACATGTTAGCGGAAGAAATAGCAAGACACTACAGAGGTGTATTGCAAGATGAAAGAATAGAACTAAATGTAAGAGAAGATAAAACAGTAGACCCTGGAAATTTATTTATAGCAGGGTGGTGTGACGGAGAAGACTTAGACTTCCCTATTGAAATATCTTTTGTAGTAAACAACGAACGAGATGAATTATTCTTTGATGATTTAGGACTCGCTGCATTACACAGAGAGTTTTGTTACACACTTAATCACGAGTTAGTTCATTTAGAACAGTTCATAGATAACTTTGAATACGATGAAGAAGAAGCCTATGAAAGAGAAAGCACCTTTGATTTGTTATCGGATCGAATTGTTTTATCACCATACACTTACAATATAAACAGGAGTTGAAATGAAGATAATGTATACAGACGAAGAGCTACCACAAGGTAGTGAAGAGTGGTTAAAGCTTAGAAAAGACTATGGTACTGCTAGTGAGGCTGCATCAGCTTGCGAGGTATCTCCATGGAGCCCTAAGAATAGATACGAACTGTATCAATTAAAAACAGGTGATTTAAAAGTTAAGATGAACTTTGCTATGCAACACGGTAATCACTACGAACAAGAAGCAAGAGAAGCATTTCAGAACGAATTTAATAAGTTATACGAGCCATGCTGTATAGCTAACGAGATAGAAGGTCTACCGTTAATGGCATCGCTAGACGGTAAAGAAGTATTATCAGGTAATTCTATACTAGAAATTAAATGTCCTCTAAAAGGTAATGAGTCTCCACTATGGAACACTATGTTATTGGACGAAGACCTACCCATACAGTATCAATTACAAATGACTCAACAGATGCTATTAGCTGAAGTAAAAGTGTGCCACTTCTGGGTATACTGTGCACACAGCAAGCAAGGATTGTACAGAGAGTTTAAGCTAGGTAAACGCCTGACTAAACAAGTACTAGAAGGTTGGAAAGAATACTTCAAAGGAATACCAGAGCCTGCTATTACAGATGTAGTAGTAGAAGACTCTGATGAATGGAATACCGCTGCTTATGAATATATAGAGGCAAAAGAAAGAGCAGACAAAGCAAACTATCTCCTTACGGGTGCTAAAGAAAAGCTAGTTGAATTAGCTGATGGACAGTCTCGTAGAGGTAACGGAGCTCTTGTTAAGATAAACGACAAGGGAACGGCTAGTGTCCGTAAGTGCTAGCCATTGGACAGGGGTAGTTCCAGACCCTGAAACCAATATAGGTTTTGTTTATATGATAACATGTTTAACTACAGGTAAGAAATACATTGGTAGAAAAACATTTTGGAAGATGGCACCACCTAAGAAACGATCTCTAAGGAACCCTATTAGGGATAAAGGTTCTGACAAGTGGCGAGACGACTGCTGGTTAGAATCCGACTGGAAGAAGTACACAGGGTCATCTAAAGGTTTTAATGAACATATATCTGAACAAGGCAAGGATAACTTTGTGTTTTGTATTATGGAGCAGTACAAGAGTAGTGCTTCCATACACTACGCTGAAGCTAGACTCCTCATGGATAAGCGAGCATTAGAATCAGATGAATACTATAACAAAAATATAGGTGCAGTTAAGTTTGTACCTCCACAAGAAGTTAGGAGAACTTTAATATGAAAACAAAAAGAGATACACTACCAAATGATTATCAAAACTTTATTGCTCTTAGCAGGTATGCAAGATGGTTACCTGAAAAGAACCGTAGAGAAACGTGGAAAGAAACAGTAGCACGTTACTTTGATTTCATGGAAGAACACTTAAAAGAAAATACTAATCACGAGCTAGACTCTGTAACTAGAAAGATACTAGAGGAAGCCGTATTCAATTTAGATGTAATGCCAAGCATGAGAGCACTAATGACAGCAGGTAAAGCCTTAAAGCTTAGTAATATAGCAGGCTATAACTGTGCGTACCTTAGTGTAGACCACCCTAAAGCTTTCGATGAATGTTTATACATTCTAATGAACGGTACAGGCGTAGGCTTCAGTGTAGAAGAAGAACAGGTAAAGAAATTACCTGAGATAGCTTCAGAGATAGTAGACGTAGATGACACGATCGTTGTCCAAGACAGTAAAGAAGGATGGCAATCAGGTTATAGAAAATTAATAAGATATTTATTCGATGGTGAAATACCTAAGTGGGATATGTCTAAGGTCAGAAAGAAAGGAGCAAGGCTTAATACCTTTGGTGGTAGAGCTAGTGGTCCAGAACCTTTAGCAGAACTATTTCAATTTACAGTAGGTATATTTAAGGAAGCAGCAGGTCGTAACTTAAACTCATACGAGTGTCACAGACTAATGTGTAAGATAGCAGAGGTAGTAGTTGTAGGTGGCGTACGTAGGTCAGCACTTATATCTTTGTCTAACTTAAATGACGAGCGCATGAGACATGCTAAGTCAGGACAATGGTGGACAGACACACCTGAAATGGCGTTAAGTAACAACAGTGTTTGCTACACAGAGAAACCAGACATGGGTATCTTTATGAAAGAATGGTTATCACTATACGACTCTAAGTCAGGTGAGCGTGGCATCTTTAATAGAGAAGCAGCCATAGCAACTGTAGCTAAGATAGGTAGACGAGATGTTAACCACGACTTTGGTTGTAACCCGTGTAGTGAAATTATATTAAGAGACGGACAATTCTGTAATCTTACTGAAGTAGTAGTAAGAGGAAGTGACACGCAAAAAGATATTATGCGTAAGGTAAGACTAGCTTCTATACTAGGAACGTTCCAAGCATCTCTTACTAACCTAAAACGATTAAGAAAGAAGTGGATTATTAATACTAAAGAAGAAGCACTATTAGGTGTATCTCTTACAGGTATTATGGATAACTCTTTTATGAATGGAAGTAATGATGGTAGAGGATATCATGGTAAGAAAAGCTTACCAGACTTCTTAACAGCTCTGCGAAAAGAGACTGTTAAAGTTAATAAAGATTGGTCAGAGTTACTAGGTATTCAACAAGCAACTGCTACTACTGCTGTTAAACCTAGCGGTACAGTAAGTCAGTTAGTAGATTCAGCATCAGGCATACACCCTAGACACCATGACCATTATATCCGTAGAGTTAGAGCAGACTCTAAAGACCCTATCGCTCAACTCATGATCGATCAAGGCATACCTTGTGAAGATGATGTGATGAAGCCTGATAGTGTTAAGGTGTTCTCGTTCCCTATGAAGTCACCTGACGGTGCTGTACTAAGGAATGACAGAACAGCTATAGAGCAGTTAGAACTCTGGTTAACATATCAGAGATATTACTGTGAACATAAACCAAGTATAACTGTAAGTGTGAAGGAGCACGAATGGATGCAGGTCGGTGCTTGGGTATACGAACACTTTGATGAAGTGTCAGGGGTAAGTTTCTTACCTCATTCCGACCACACTTATCAGCAAGCACCTTACGAGGATTGCACGAAGGAAGAGTACGAAGCACTCAATGAAGTGATGCCGAAGAACTTAGACTGGACGTTGATAAGTCAATATGAGCTGGAAGATACTACAACAGGAAGCAAGACTTTAGCATGTACAGGGAATGTATGTGAAGTAGTGGACCTCACAGAAGAGGAGCTCGCTGTTTAATTATATAGGAGATATATATGTTAGAAAAAATAAAGAACGGAGCTGACGGTGCAATAGACGTTGGTATTAAGTTAATTA